CAACTGCAGAGAGTCAGCGAACACTGGACGACGACCATACTTGAGGTCGACCGTCACGAGTACGTCTTCGCCAACAGCCTGGCAGTCAGTAGTCCCACCGAACATCCGGTCAGGGATCTGCGGGTGGGTCATCCGTTGTTCCGAACGGATCCGGTCATGAGGAATGCCGAGTTCATCACAGACACCTTTGACGGTATCGATGAAGAGTTCGACGCCCTCGATCATCTCGACCGTAACCGGGAAGTCAGGATTGAAATCCGTCGACCCGATCAGGTTCCGAGGGTTCTCACCGAAGGCCATGCAGAACTCCAGCACTGCGTGACACGTTGTGCCTTCGATTGCCGCAGGGCCTGCCTGGTCCTGCACGGGAGGGCCATACAAACTGCCCACGCAATTGGAAGTGCGAGGCAGGCTGGAAGGTCCGATGACACTGTGACTCATTAGACGCTCCCTGTCTTCTGCAGGATAGCACCGTAAAGAGCCGCCGCGTTCGACTGGTTCAACTCGGCCATGCCACGCAGGCCCGCCGACTGAAGACAGACGTTGAGGGTGTCGTTGCCGCCACGGCTTGGGTCATTGTACAACCGGATTGCTGCCTGACGAGCCGCTGCGAGATCGGCCTGCGGTTGCAGGTTCATCCCCACTGGTCCGGTCGTAGCAACCGGTGACACATTGACTGGAGTGTTCGACAACATCGGTACTGCCGGTGCCGACTGCGGAGCAGAGATCTGCTGAGGCTGACCGGTCATGACATCAATCGCAGCGTTCTGCTGTGTTGGATGTCCTCGGTCAGGCAGAAACACTCGTGAGTTCCCCTGGATCACTGGTTGCTTGGTGACAACCGGTTCCACGTACGCAACGACAGGCTGAGCCGCCTGTGGTTGTGGGGATACCGGCTGCTGTTCGACCTGAGAAACCACGTACACTGGTTGGTTCACAGTCATGGTCGATGTGGCAACTGCCTGCATCGGTAGATCCAACGCCCGTTGGATCTCTTGCCGCATGTCCAGCGGCAAGTCTTTGAGCCTGTCCAGCCCAATGGACAAAGTGAATTGCATAAGCCCTCCTCCTTAAAAGAGACTCACGCAGTTTAGAGATGTCCATCCGGGCTGTCAACAGATTCTGCAAAATTTGTCAAATTAATGCCTGCCACGTAACTGTCTGAGTGCCCAGTGCTTTCTGGGCACCAGTCCACTTCAGGAGAACTTGGACAGTGGCGACCCCGACAGTCGCCCGTCGAGACTCGCTCGATGGGATCTGGATCTTGAGGTAGTTCTCTGGCGATGCCGTGACGTATTCAACGGTACAGACAACTCTACCAATCGTACCGTTCTGAGTGATGGTACACTCCGGGGCAAAGTCGAGATCGGTGAAGTCGTGGTCGCCTACCGCAGTGATGGGGTCGTCGTTCGAGTCTCGGATGAACACATGGATGGCGGCGTTACAGTCGTCGGTGTAACTGTCCCCGATGTTGAGTGTGGTTGGAAAGTTCACGATCGCTCCCGGAGTAAATTGGATACCGGCCAAGGCCGAGCTAATGTAGTTGTTGATGAGGCTGATGATGGTGTCTTGGTTGGCCGCGGTAGCATCGCCCGCCACCCCACTCGACACAACGTAGGTGCCTGTTGCCAACAGCAACACGACCTGCTGAGTAGGCTCGCTGATGGTGATGCCGTTGAACTTTATGACTACACGGTACGTGGCGGCAGGCACATCCAAAGTCGTGCCGGTATACCTGCCTCGCAGCGTCCCATTCTCGGTGATGCTGGAGAGTGTAGCTACGAGAGTAGTGCCCGAATAGAGGAAGGCAGTGACCGTGCCACTGCCCACCTCTGCAATGGAAATCGTCTCAAACTGAATCGTCTGCAGACCCATGTTTTTCTACCTCGGGAATCTCGGGCGGCTTGTCGTTGATCTGGTTCAGCTTACCGATTAGGGTCAACGCTGTGGTTTGGATGCGGGCGGACTCCTGCAAAGGTTTGTCCTGGGACATGATCTTTGCTCCAAGTTCGCACAACGTGCTGATGTCTTTTAGCTCGGCAGGTGTGAGGGCCACTTCAATCTCCTACTGGGGGGGGGTGTTATGCATTGACACTTTTGATAACCACGAACCGTAACACTATCGCCTCTGATAGCGTACCTGCTGTGAAACCTTCAAGGTAGACGTTGATCGTTGCCGACCCTGCTGCCGGGGTTGCCGTACAGAAATAATATCCTACTGTACCACCCGACTCATGCTGTACCAGTACAAAGTCGGTCGCCGCGATCGCACTGTTCGTCAAGGTGAACGAGACTTTGGTGTTGTACGTCATCGCCGCGGCGTTCATTGTAATCGTGCCGGTGGTCTTATTCAACGTGACCCCGGTTGATTTCGATGTGGCTTGGGTGACTGTCCCGCCCGCTCCTGTTGCATACCCGACCCCACCTGAGGCAGAGGTAGACAAGATCGAGCTTGACCCTGTAACTGCGTCCGAGAAAGTGAACGCAGCCCCTGCACCGACCGCGTCGAACGTGACCGCACCCGTTGAGCCTACCGTGGCTGAGAGGTAGTTCGAAGCGTCATACGCAAGCCGTAACTGCTCTGTAGTGTGGATGACGTGGAGTCGGGCCGATGGTTCCGCTGCGAACACTCCGATACCGAAGTTGCCTGCCGCTCCGACCCATGTCCGCATGACTTCAGTCAAAGAGCCGACCGGGGTGGTGTAGAAGTTGAAGTAGCCACCGCATCCAGTCGTCGTGATGTTCTGGCCAGCGTTAAAACTGATGTAAGAAGTGTACCCAGCGAAGGCCAGAGCATCGTTCATGCCCTGTGCCCCGATGATCCCGAGTTGAATGCCGGACGTTGCCTGTGCTGGGGCACCTTGCGTACCCTGGGCTCGCCGTACACGAAGTTGTGCCGGGGCTCCGTAGTTCGTAGTAAAGTTCCCTCCAGCTTCGACAAGCATCCCGCCCTGAAGCGTTGGTGCGTTCAGGCGAACAAGTCCGCCAGTGCCGGTGCTAGTGGCCCCACCCAACGTGTTGACCATGTCACCAACGGTCGCATCATCAAGCACGGTACGAGCGGCTGCAGTGAGGGAGTAGGCTGCTGCTACTGTACTGCTGGTGTAGTATATACTCTCATTCGCAGCCATCGACGGGATGTTCTGAATGGCGACCAAGGAGTTCCCCAACGAACTGTTGCCCGCCATGGTGATGCGACCCTTAGCATCTACCACTATGTTCGCCATCGAGTATACGCCAGCAGTCACGCCCGAGTTTGCCAATGTTGTTGCATTACCAACAGAGGTCACATCGCCGGTCAGGTTCGCATTGGTCGTCACCGTACCTGCCGTCAAGCCCGACGCGGTGCCGGTAAGGTTAGTCGCAACCCCACTTGCTGGCGTGCCAAGGGCACCACCGTTTAGCACGGGCGATCCTGCTGACCCTATCGCTGTTACGAGAGCAGCACCAACCCCTGTGCCCAAGCCAGTCACAGACCCGATAGCGGGTGTGATCGTGGTTGCACTGGCTGCTGTCACCAGCCCTTTGGCGTTCACCGTGAAAGCAACCGATTGTGTTGCCGACCCGAACGAGCCGACGTTCGAGTTAACTGTCGCCAGCGTCAGGGCGGTTGCACCCGTTGCATCTCCAGTATGTGTGGCGTTAGTCACCAGTCCAGAGTACAGGGTGTTAACCGCATTGTCCCCGGTGTTGGTCCCGCTGACAGTCGCTGTCGCAGATGCAGTGAGTGTCGCACCGTTGGCGATCGTGAGCGTAGCCGACGTGGCTGGTGCCGTGATGGCAACTTTGTTTACGCTGGTGGCAGTGGCCACACCCAACACAGGAGTGACCAACGTCGGGGTGTTGGCAAACACGAGGGAGCCACTGCCCGTCTCATCGCTGATCACCCCTGCCAACTGCAACGATGTTGTGGCGGCGAACTGTGACAGGTTGCCTGATGTCAGCCCGAGCCCGGTCGTTGGGTATCCTGTGCAGTTGGTGAGAGTGCCTGAAGCAGGCGTGCCGAGGGCTCCACCGTTAACGACGGGAGCACCTGCTGACCCTACCGCTGTTACGAGGGCAGCACCTACCCCGGTTCCAAGTCCAGTCACCGATCCGATAGCGGGAGTGATCGTCGTGGCACTGGCTGCGGTAACCAAACCTTTGGCGTTGACGGTAACGGCTGCTGACTGGGTTGCTGACCCGAAGGAACCGACGTTGGAGTTGACTGTCGCCAAGGTCAACGCGGTTGCACCCGTGGCATCGCCAGTGTGGGTAGCATTGGTGACAATACCGGCGTACAAAGTGTTGACCGCGTTGTCGCCAGAGTTTGTCCCGCTGGTGTTACCGATCACAGTCTGCTGTGCATCGGTCAGGTACCGACGGTTTGCTGAGTCAGCGATGTCCGCAGTTGTAGCATCCGCCCCTACAGTCACCAGACCTTTGGAGTCGTAGGTGATCTTGGTCTTAGTCGCACCAACGATAGCGGTGTTGGCTGTGACCTTCGCATCAAGGGCTGTCTGCTGAGCGGTGCTGACTGGCTTGGCGGCATCGCTGGTGTTGTCTACGTTGTCAAGGCCAACGTCCGCCTTCACCAAAGACAGCAGTGCCTTCTGTGCGGAGGCATTTGCCGCAAGCAGCATCGCCTTGCCTGCTGCGGTTGCGTCGAGAATCAGACCTACAACCGTTGCTGCAATAGCCACACGACGTTCTCCCCTGCCCCTACGACAGGGGCGTTAGTGACTCGCTACTTTCTTGCTACCCCACATCTCCCGCAAGTACTCGAATGTTTGCATCCGTTCCTCACGGTGGTACTCATCGAGTCGTTCAATGAGTTCACGGTTGGCGGCACCTTCTCTCTCATACCCCTGCTGGATCTGAGTGAGATGGATTGGCACGAGTTTGATGCACACGTACGCCCCACCGAAGATGATGGTAAGCAACAGTGCGTTGTTGAAGGTCTGTGCCGAGACGTACTTGACCATCATTTCAATTACACGGCCCCACCAAGGACCTCTATCAATATCGTTGTCCGGCACGATGTGTCTCCCCCAAAGAGGTAGCCTGGCCTGAGCAGGCCAGGCTACGCATGTCTATCAGAGTGCGTCAGGAATAACGGCTGTCTGCACTGCACCAAGATTGGTGTACCCCGTCATGATCCAAGTATTGGTTGCAACGTACTCCAACCAATAGGTGTTGTTCGCAGTGAGGACCGCTTCGTTGGTCGCACCGATAACGACATTGTTGAGGGTGTGGGCTGCAACGGCAGAGATTAACTCACACGCGGTTGATCCCACCTTGATGGTCAGCCTCTTGCCGACAGAGGCAGCAGGTAAGCTGATCTGCTTGTTGGCACTATCACTAGTGACACTGACAAAGTTGGCAGTGGCAGGAATGAGCCCGGTCGTGCCGCCACCGGTCGTAGCCGTGACTGACACAGCAGTCGGGTCACTGTAGGTGTAAAGTTCTGCTAGGTCAGCGGCGACCTTTGAGAAGAACGACCTGATCTTTGCGTTAGTGCCGAACATTTGTCCGCTGGCAGGTGCGGTTGCGGTCTGTGTCATGGATAGCTCCAAAGCTAAAACCAAAAGGCATGATGCTATCCGTCTGGGGGATTCAACTCACGAAGTGTATCTTTTCCAAAGGAAAGACACAACTCTTGTTACCAGGAATCTTATTGCTGCCCACATCAGGTATGAACTGATTGGCCCGAGACCTGCTGTCCACTTCTCTTTAACAGCTTTTATGGCCTGTTTCTGGGTTTTGCAACCCGGCATTGTTTCGTGGAAGTATTGGTAGGTCTTATCGACTTTGGCCCGCATCCCACGGGATTTGCCGTCAGAACCACACAGTGCTGGTTCACAGCCCATCTCTCGGTACAGGTCCTGAATCAACACCTGCTCCTCAAATGCCGCCGTCATTGAGTAACCTGTCTTTCAGTTGTTGGAGGACTCTGGGACCGTATCCAATGTTCATCTTGGTCCGGGGATCCCTGAAATACTTCCACTGGCCTTCTTCCTGCCACCTGATCACCGGATACCCCTGATCCCAAGCCGGGTCATTTACGAACTTCACCTCGAAGTCATCGAACAGTCCCGCCTTGATGTCCTTCTCCAAGGCTATGCAGGGCGAGCAGAACTTGATGGTGCTGACGTACAAGATAGGTTTGGAAAACGCTGGTGGGGCCTGGGGCTCAGCCTTCGACGGAGAGGAGGGCGGCTCCGGAGGCAACAGGTCCCCACCAGCGGGTATCGCCTCGACAGCGGCCTTCACCGCATCGAGTTTAATGTTCAACTTCCCGAACTCATCGAGCAGGACGGTCGTCTGCGTGACGTTGTCAGTCTGCACTCGGGCCAGGATCTCAGTGACCCGGTTGTCTGGTACGGGCTGAGAGCATCCGAGCAGTACACAAAGCAAAAGTAAGTATCGCATACCTCACCCCACATTGAAAGGCAGGTATCCCCCGCCGGAAACTGTTCGATCGTAGTAGCGTTCAACCGGTTTGTCCGGCATGACCAAGTACGCCTTGAATGGGTTGAAACCCCGCTCAAGGTACTCTTCATAATTCTTCCGAGGCATCAGCCGGAAACTGTTGCCATGGCTGTTCCACACGACCAAGTACCACTGCCCGTCGATGAAGAGGGCAGTGATGATACACAAGGCATGGCCTTCGCCACCCCAAGCATTCTTTGACCACACGAAGTACTTACCCATCTGGGTAAACTTCGGTGCCCAGAAGATGCCGATGTGCAGTCTACCACCTGCTGCCAACGATGGGAGCAGATTGTCCCACTCAGGTGGAGGCCCCTGCTGGGCGATGTATGATGGTCTGAGAGCGGCACCCTTGGCCCGCTCGATGAATCGTTTCGTGTTCGCTTCGTAGGAGTCGTAGGGCCAGTCCTGCTCTGTCGGCAAGCCCGGATCAATGTTGTGCTTCTTGATACCGGCAGTGAGGAGGATAACTCCCGACTGGATCGAGGCTCCGGAGTTGGCCCCGACCTGACCCCTGTCGATCATCTCTGACCCGTTGTAGGCATAGATGTCCGACATCTGCGTGATGCTGCCGGTCAGGTAGAACTGCCCTGCTTCGTCACTATTGGCGGTCGTCTGCCCTTCGCAGTCATTCATCCTCTGCCGTTGATCCCGCATTGCTGCGATGAGCTTCGGGCCGTACGCCTTCAGCCGGTCCTCCCAACCTTTAACATCAGCAGAACACACGACCTGTGCGGACGTGTGTGACTCGAGGAAGTCAAGCTGTTCTTTGGTTGGGAGTAACAGAGTCATCGGTTGTACTGCTCGATAAAGGCTGCGTGTTTTTCTGCTGTCCAATTCGGTCCACCAAAGGCTTCAGCTTCCTGCTTCAGCAAAGGCTGGATCGACTCGTTCATTGCTTCTTTGTTGACTTGACCGAACCAAGTTGCATACTCGGCCTCTGAGTTGAACTCGCCTGCCCGGAGTTTCTCAACGCCCTTTGCATTGAGTTCAAGCCAGAGGTGTTTGTAGTCATCCAATGCAGCCCCCGCGAGGACTGCAGGTTTAACGATGTCAGGGTTGACCGGGGTTGGCTGACTCGGAGTGACTCCGAGCAGCAAACCCCCAATGATCATCAGCATGGCTGGGAGGTACGTCTTCATGCCGGACCTCCCCCAAGTCTATCTCGCTCCGACCGGACTACTGCAATCTTCGACAGTCCTTGTGTCGCGTACACCCACCACTCCTTCTCAGTAGCCTTGGGTGCTTCGAACTGGATCATCTTCAGATAGTCGGCAGTGCCTGTTGGAGCAGACTCATCGGTGCCAAGTATTCGGGGGATGTCGGACACAGAGGGGCTGTCGCCTATCTTAATTCGGCCCACTACGTACCGAGAGATAGCCCACAGAGCCCCTGCCCCGATCAACCCGTATGCGATGTACTGTTGCACGTCACACCCCCGGTGCTTTCATGCCTACAAGAGCGTACTCCAGAATCGCCTTGACGACAAAGCGGATCAGTTTCTCTTCGATGAACTCCGGTGTGCCCGGCAGATCAAGAACCTTGTTGATCTCGTCAACAATGATGTCCTCATGCTTGGCAACTTCGTCACGGGTCAAGCCGTCTGCGGCTGAGTCCATGAACCCAAGCACCCAGTATGGCACCTTCTGCGACACTCGTTCCACGAGCCAGTACAGGGCCGCACCCTCTTTGGCTTCGTTCACGAATGGGATGTCAAGCTGATCGTTCAGCTTCTTGACCAGATCGTTCACTACGATTGATGTCAACATAGTACCACCTCCAACAAATAAATTCTTGAACCTGAGAATACCTTATCTTCTACGTTGCAACATGTCAACTAGAGGGTTCGACGATTGCGGGGCTTGTCCCTTTTCCTCCTTTTCCGCCTTCTTCCGGGCAGCATCCTCTTTCTTCTGGGCCTTGAGTACCGCCCCGTACTTCTCGAGCAGAGCCGCAGTCTTCAGGTCCCCGCGGGCGACGAGTTCTTCCTGAAGTTCCTTGGTGCCAGGCACCATCGTGAGAGGCCGAGCCCCTGCTGCGATCTGTAAAGCATTGATCCGATCTCGAATGTCTCGAGTGACCTGCTCCTGCGATACCGTTTCGATGCGGGCTCCACTCAACAGACGGATTACTTTCGTAGCCGCCGTAGTCCGGGTGTCCGTAGCGATCTTGCCGGTGCTCAATAGTCGAGCGATAGGAGAGGCGGCTGCGATAGACTCCAACATCGGGCCACCGACAGGGGTGGCCCTGCCAGATGGGCTGAGTTCCTGCAGCCCGAGGTTCGTTGCAAGTCGACCGAGGGTTGGGTCAAGGTCATCCAATCGTCGGCCACCCATCGGGCCTTGGCTGAACAGACTGGTATTCGTAGAGGCCTCTACAACCCACTTCGCTGCCGGGCTGGAAGAACTGACCACTGATTGTAATAGACCTCGCCAGTCACGCTGTAATGCGTTGCCAGCATACTTCACCGCATCTTCGTGCATCAGCCCGAGAGAGGTGAGGTATTGGATGTTGCCTTCCTGGTCTTCGCCCAATCGGATGGCAGAGGTATCCTGCAGGTTGAACGGGACGTACCCTTGGTCATCCCCTTGACTTAAGCGGGTTGCTCGGACAGTCATGCCGAGGTTGCCGCCAGGGTTGACCATCAGTTCCTTGAGGAAGCGAGGGATCGACTGACGCATGAAGGAGTAGAACGGGAACAGTGGCTTGAGGTACTGGTGCTCGAACCGGGTGAAGTTCTTCGGAGACGCATTCATCAGTGCGTAGTCCGCCATCTCGAAAGTCTTAGTCAAGTCCTTCGTCTTCTCGAGATGGTCAAGGATGAACATCATGCGGACGCTACTATCGATGCGGGACCTAAACCCGTTCATCATGTCGACACCAGCATTACTTGTCGACCGTTGGACAGACCGACCTGCGGCATCCTTGGTCCACGCCCCAGCCACGTTTAGAGGGTTCAACGCAGATTGTGAGTTGAAAGGATTAAGCGGCTTGTTCTTTATGTCTGCTGCAGTCTGACCGAACGATGCCTTGAGATGTCGGCCCAACGTCGATAAGGGGTTACTACCCTGTTCTGCAAGCTTCTCCGGGGTTCCGGTCTGCAGCATCGCCTCAGTGTCGGCAAGGCCCATGCGTGCGTCGTCAGCCGACAGCACGTTCGGGTTGGTAGACCCGTGTCGGTAGTGAGCGTTGTACAAGTTCGAGAACACTCGAGCCCGGTTGGCCGATGTGTTCGGCTGTCCGAGTTGTGCCAAGTAGTCGTCAATCTGCTTATACCCGGCACCGGGATCTATCTGGTGACCAAGGGCGAAGTCCATTGCCTTCTTGCCATGCTTCCAGATAGCAGCAACAGGGTTCATGTCACCTATCGCCCACGCATTCACCAACGACGAGAACCCGTCCCTTACTGCTGTGGCAGGTGCTGTCAACATACCCATCTTCCACCAGACACCAAGGGTTGCAGTCTTCTTCAACACCTCGCTCAACTCAGGAAGGTCGGCAGCAGTACCAATCTCGTTCAAGGTACGCATCTGCGTCCAAGTATCCGCTGGGGCTTTCAGTGTCAGGATCTCTTCGATCTGCTTTGCGGCTGCAGCCTTGAATCCCTTTTTGGTAGGGTCCAGTGCTGGGAATCCGGGCACACCTTCAGACACCCACTTCTGCCGGAGTCGTTCAAGGAATATCCCAGGCTCGACCCGTCCTGCGAAGATGCCAGACGTACCCGCCATCGCGTCCTTCAGAGTGACACCCTCGAGCCTGGTCGAATCGAACGTGACCTTTGGGTCCGTGGTGATCTTGCCGGTGCCGTACTGCGATGGGAGCTTGTCCTGGACTTTACGAATAGCAGTGATGGCGTCGGCCATTCCAGACACGACGGTCACAGACCCCTTCATCTTGTTGAGGTACTCGTTGGCGACCAACGGAGAACTCTCGCTGTAGACTTTCTTATACCTCTTCTCGACTTTGTCCACAGCCTCGAGAGCCAACGCCCGGTGCCGGTCCACTCGCTGGACAGACATGTCCTGCACGATGGCTGTGACCGGAGTGCCCTTGACCGCAGCGATGTTTCTCGCTGCCTTGTCTCGGATGTCTCTCATCATCTCGATTTGCTTAGGCTTCAACATAAGTGCCTGAAGGGACTCATCGTCGAGCCGGAGGAATTCCATGTTCCCCGGTTCGAGGGGGGCCGCACTGTCGACCAAGGCCTTGGTGTCTACGAACCGGTCCCTCCACCCTTTGAGAGTGTCTGAAGCAGTAACGCCCGTGGCTGATGAGGTTGCAACAGCCTTGCCTTCTGCATCCAACGATGGCATCCACTTATCAACACGGTCGGCGTAGTTCCGCCCGATCACTTGAGCGACCTCATCGTGTGCGGCTTCGAGTAGGTTAAGAGGGTCGTTGGCTAATGCGTTGTCCAATCCCTTGAGCAGCCTGTTCATCTCCACCAGCACCTTCGCCTTGTTCATCGGAGCGATGAGTAAGTCAACAGGGGCCTGCCCTTTCTTGAGAGGTCGTCTACCCCAGAACACAGCGATGCCCTGATCGACCTGTGCCTTGGCGGCAAGGAAGTCTGTAGGGGACATGGCTCCTGCCAGCGAGGCCAGATTAGTGCTGTCGATACGAAGCATCGGTGCAGCGGCCATGTTGAAGTTGTACGTCTTCGTGGGGTCACGCAGGTCTGTCCATGATTTCCACCAACCTCGGCCAGGCTGAACCCCTTGAGCCGTACCCGCAGCGATCTGTGCCTGTAGAGCATTCGCCATGTCTGTGACCTTGGTCACGAACTCGGCCTTGGTGACCTTCAGGGGAGCCTCGGCCAAGTCCCCGAACATCTGCTCCCAAGCCTCTTCGCCCTCCATGCCCATGGCCTGTGCGAACCCTTCGGTGTGGCGTATACCCACCATGTCCGGGAACACTTTGTTTACAAGCTGAGAGTTGTTGTGGCTCAAAGGCATTGCTTGCCCATCCGCATCGAGCCTCTCAATCACGTCCTGGATCATCTTATCTTTGAACAGATTGTCGATTCCGACAGTGCCGTCTGCAAAGGCCTTGTACTTCATCTCACGACCGCCCTCGGTCTTGAGGGTGTTCATCAAGTTCCGCTGGCTTGGTCGCATCCATGACGATTCAGTCATGCCGGTCTGAGCCTCGGCTTGACTCAACTCTGCAGACTTCTGGCGAGGGTTGTACCGGTCCATGTAGGGATCATAGGTATCCCCGGACTTTACTCCCCAGTCCTGTGCCTGAACGTGGACCCTATCGACTTCGGTAAGGTACGTATCAATCGCCTTCTTGACCCCGTCAGGGAGCACGACATTCTCATTCATGAATGCAGGCTTTGCCCCAGACAGCGGCAAGGTTGTACCATCGACAAGGGTGACAATGTCCCCCGCTTGACGGTAGTCTACGAACTTGACCTCCTTCAACTCCCCGTTCACATCGAGGATGTCTCCTGAGTTCAGCCGAGCCGCGTTGGGGTCGTAGACACCTTCCGCATACCGAGTCATTGCGTTACGGTACGCCTTGACTTTCAGTGGGGATCCTTCTGCGAACAAGTTGGCTGGGTCGTTCAGATCAAGGTTGGGGTCCTCCTTCAGCTTGATCCCCAAACTGTCCGAAGTCATCGCCACTTCGTTCGTGATAGCGGCGTGAAACTCTTCAGAGGCCTCCATCTGCTTACGGATGCTGACGGCCATAGGTTGCACAACTTCGTCAGTAACACCTTGGGCGTACTTGTCGAAGATTGCTTTGAACCCACTCGTTGCTTCAGATGCCTTTCGAGCGAGGTAACCCGGCACTGCACCAGGTATTGTGTCGAAGGTTTTGACAGCCCCTCGACCCAACATCTTCAGCAGAGGGTGAGCACGGTCGGCTGCGGCTATCCCTGCAGTGGCGAGCTTGGTTCCATCAAGTGCAGCCCCGATGAGTTTAGTGCCGGGACCAAACGGGTCGAGTACAACTTCGGCACCGAAGCCGAGCAAGTCCCTCACACCTTCGCCGGGGTCACTGAGCCAACCGCTCATGCCGGTCTCTCGGTTCTTCCTCATGCCGTACCGCTCAAGCAGGTCACGCCCCGACACTCGGTTGTCCGACGATAGTGGGGTTAGCCACTGGTCAAACGATCCTGCGAGACCTTCTCCCGCCAAGAGGTCACGTACGGAACTGCCGGGCAGGTCGAGGAAGTTACCAACAGACGCGACAGCACCCAGGCCAATACCGCTCAGTGAACTCAGAGCGTCGGAGGAACTCTGATCTTCAGTTGGCGGATTGGCAAAAGTCTGGGCAGCATTGCTCGTAACCCGAGATGCTTTGAGCAGGTCAGTAAGCGTTGCCATTCACTCCACCTCATTACTAGTACTGCTCTGGAAAGGCCCTGGTAACACCTGGTGGGATACCAGGAGGAGCTACTGGGTCCTCAGTCCCCCACTCAGTATCATTCGCGATTTTACTCTTGAACTTCGCCCACCACGCTTGAAGGTCAGATGGCTTAGGGTTCTTTAACTTCAAGAGGTCTTTGTACATCGGACCAAAGACCTCAGTGTGCTTTTTATCGGTGCCTGTAAACTCTACCCCATACGTCATGTCAAATGGGTCGTAGGTAGGCGTGCCGTACGCGCTGTCCATGGCTACTACCGCAGCATACACTGCCTGCAAGTCGTCGTCCGAAGGGGATACATCCTCCTGCACCAACTTCTGTATACCGAAGTGCATGGTCTCGATGTTGTCTTCTTCACCGGTGGCTCCTGTGTCCTTCAGGAATGCATTAGGAGGTACAGTGGTCCCGTACTCATCCGCACCCCCCGCGAATGCTGTCTTCAAGTAAGACTTAGCAGCCGCCTTTCCTTCAGCGGTACGGTTGCCACCTGGTCTCATGGCTTCAGCAGCCTGCGCCATCGGGTTCTGATCCGCTCTCGCACCCCGCTGTCGTCCCATCAGGTCCGGGTATAGTATCCCGGCTTGAGACGTACCCGGAGCTACCGGGTTACCGGATCGGCGTAGTGCCTTCTCCGCCCGCAGTTGCATACGGTACTCAGCCTCTGCCGGACTCAGCCGTCCTTCTCGCACAGCCTTCATTGTCAGAGAGTTATTGCCGTTGCTGCTGCCAGTCATTCGGTCGTACTGGCGGTAGTTCATTCCACCGTTGGCATCTTTGAAGGCTTGGTGTTTAGCGGCCCGTGCTGCGGCTTGAGCATTAGCAGCAATACGCCGCTTGGCTTCTTCTTCAGTAGCCGCGGGGTTGTCCCGGTTACGTAGTGACTCCCTAGCGGTCTTCTGCTTGGCGTACTCAGCCGCCCGAGCCTGGTACTCAGGGGTAGCCTTGAGAGCCTCGATCCGTTTCAACTCCCGAGTTTTGGGACCATCGTATCCCGGACCAGGCTCTTGCCGGAACCGATCCCCAAACGCATCGTTGCCGGGTCTAACTCGGTTGCCCGACTGAAACTCCGCACTCTGCTGGGCTGACTGGAAGTTATCTTCCGGGCTCGGACGGTTCGGATCATTCGCGTATCCGATGTTGCCGTTGTACCCGCTACCTGGTCGCATCGTCATAGGGTTCTGCAGGTCCGGCGGAACACTCTGTGCGTTTCGTCTTGCCTCCCCTGACGAGGTTGCGATAGGGGTGCCTTCCAAGAACTCATCAACCCTACGACCCTCTCGAATTGCCTCTTTCATCGCGGCTGAGGTTGGGTCGATGGGGGGGAGTTGGCGACCAGACTCGTCAAGCCGCAACGGAGAGTTGGGGACCATAGGATTGCGAACGCCATTCTTGGCGTTAATCTCGTCAGCTAACTCTCGAAGACGCTCGTTTTTCATACGGGTGTATGCCCCCCGCTCGTAGTCCCCCATCAATTGACTCCCAGACTCCCCGAATTTTTGGAGGGGGCCTTGGCCCTGCGGGAACTCCGGATTCTCAGCAAGGGCAGAGGCGGGTCGCGGCTCTTCATACGTCATTGGCGAGGGGGACCGCCGCTGTTGGGCCGGAGGCATGAAGTTTACCAAAGGACGAGCAGGGTCCCTCTTCTCGAACGGGACCAAAGGTTGGGCCAGTGTCGGAGAAGGAGACCTCCAAGGTTGGGCGGGAGGTATGAGGCTGGCAATAGGGTTTTCAGACGCCCTCTGTTCGATTGGGACGTAAGGCTGAGCCTGTGCCTGTAGTCCCCCGGAGAAGACGTTCAAGGGTCTTCGTTGAGACTGGATAAAACTTTGTGCAGCGTCCGCAGGGAACATCGGGTTCCCCACACGAGCACTCGGCTCAGGCGGAACTTGGAACATCCCTCCCATGTTCTGCACAGGAGACTCCTCCTGCCCGTATTGAAAATTCTCTCGGGGCAGAGTATCAGGTCGGCGTTGTTGGCGTCGTCGACGGAACCAGTCAAATAGTTCAGCGTCAGTCCCTTCACCCCCGTCGATTAGGTAAGGGCGTTCGAACGCCTTACGCGGACCGATACCGAAGCCAGGGTCGAAGCCCGGGTCGTACTCATCTTCCTTACGCGGACCGATACCGAAGCCAGGGTCGAAGCCCGGGTCGTACTCATCTTCCTTACGCGGACCGATACCGAAGCCAGGGTCGAAGCCAGGGTCGTACTCATCTTCAAACGAGGGCATCTGGACGGGAGGGACGTACCCGTTACGGGGCATTCGGGACCGCAATCTCGCCCGAAACGCCTCCTCCGAGGGGTGATGTCTTGTGTCGGTTATCCACTCCTGCGAAGGGTCCCGTCGTGGAGGCTGAGCCCCGAACATCTGGCCAATCCCTTGAACCGTCTGATCCAGGCGGTTGCCAAGACCGCCAAAGAATCCCGTGGATGCGGGGGACTGCTGCATCGGATTTCCACCACGGACACTTGGTTCAGGAGGGAGTTGGAACATCCCTGAGGGTGTGGGAGGACTCGTCTGCAACCTCCGAGCGTCAATAGCCATCGGATTCCGGCTGTAGTTCATCGGCTGTACGAGCTTGTTTCCACGGGCCTTGGCCATGCGATTCTCCGATTCAGGAAATAGTGAGACTGCAGCATATCAGGCTTGACAAGGTCTGTCTAGCAGAAACATGGCGACCCTGCCCCGATCGGGGCAGGGCCTTCCCAGGCCACGTTGTGGGGTCCAGCTATTTATCCACCGGACACCCGACCGTAACTATGCTTTCAGTGTTTCTGCAGAACAAACCAAGGCCAAGCGGTTGTTCGCCACGTCAAAAGAGTGGGATTCGATTCTCCATCCGGCAGACCTCACCCATTGTTCCAAAACGAATTGGGTGGGGATCAACGAGACATCGACACAGCGATCCGGGGTCGGGTACACTTCGCCCACCCAGCTTTCCACGTTCCGGGATAGCCCAGGTAGAATGTGTCCCTCAATGACTGCCTTGTCCGCGAACTTTCGCAGTCGCACCATCGCTCCAATCGGATCTGGCAAGTGGTAGTAGACACCGCAGAACCAAGCTAGATCGAATTTACCTTCGATGGGGTATTCTTCAAATCGGCTCGTGACGTACCTGGCCTTGGAGCCCAACTCTCTGTGGGCTGCAAGGTATGTCGGCAGGGAGACGACATCGACTGAGGTAACCTGAGCCCCACGGGCCTCCATCTCGAACGACCACCGACCGTCCAAACAGCCGATGTCGATTACGGACTTGCCTCTCAGGTCTCCGAGGTTTGTCATTACTGCCTCCAAGTGAGGCTGGTCCCAATCCCCGTTTGTCAATCCGGTGGGTAACTTTATCTTGTGTCTGTACTTCATGTCGTCCTCTTTGCCCAGAAGTTGCCGTGAGTGCGTTCGTGTTCAATGACTCGGTACACCTCAAATCCTCGGGTCTGAAGAAATATCTTCAGGGCCTGTAGAGACCACACGTCATCGACGTGGTGGTACTCCCCAAGGATGTGCTCCACCCGATGGAGTTCGGTGCAGGTCATCAGGATCGGGTATTCAGCCCCTTCACAGTCCAGCTTGAGGATGTGGACCTTCTCGAACTGTTGAAGAATTGAATCGAGGCTGGTCGTCTCCACCGTGATACGGGGACCTCGCTGAGGTAACACTGCCGACATGGACCCAGAGTGCAGGTCCCTGTGGGAAGGAGCGAGTTCCAACTTCATCCCTTCCTGATCGGACCGCCACACTGCCTTCCTCACTAGGCTGAACCGACTCCCAAAATCGGAGCAGTTCTTCTCAGCTAAGTCTGCAACCGGCCCTGGCTCATATGCTACGACGGTTCCCGCACCTCGGCGGAGGCAGGCGTATGAGAACGCTCCGGAGTTCGCCCCAATATCTATCACGACCTCGTCTGCGGGGACTGTCGGGGCTAAAAGGTATTCGTTCCTGCCGAGAACATCGAGCCAGGTTTCCCGGCTAATCCGATCGTTCTCGATATGGAAGCATCTCTCTGGGGCGATACATCGCATGGCATCCTCGATGGACCCGTCGAGAAACGCAAGAGGCGACTTGAATGCTGCCGCCTCAGCAATCAAAGTATTGCCCACCAAGTTTTGGATCGCATGCCCATTGTTCAGGTGTCCCTTGCGGTGGCATGCGTGCTGGAATATCAGTTGGCCGGAAGGGTCTTGGTGCTCGTAGAACCCGCCGGGATTCCACCGATTCCATGGTTGGATGTAGTGTGGGGTATTGGTCAACTTGAACCCCATGTGGAAACTCGTTTTGTCTCCGTACCAAACTCCCCGTTCGCCCCCGTTAAATCCCTCCCAGTAGTCAGCACGGTCTGCAAAGTGCTTCACGATCTTGAGGGCCTTGGCTCCTCTCCGTTTGTCGATCAACATCTGACCAGTTTCAATATCGTTGATCCTGTCCTTGCGGTTTGACCCGACACGGATCCACTGGTCTTCGATTATGCGACCGTGGTAGTCATTGACATGTGGGTTGTCCATCCAAAACAGGGCTGCGTGTTGTTTGAAAGTCTCACTGTCGAACAGATACGTTGGGTCTTTGGCAACGATGTTGTCGGCATCGAGGTGGAGGATCTGCTGATACTCGCTTTGGAGGATCGCGTTGATCTTGATCTGCCATCCGTGGACGCATCGCATGCCTGTGGTATCAACGACGTGGCAGGTTGCCGCGACCCGCCGAGCATGGAGTTCACAGAACTCGATTTCTTCCATCTCACCTGGTAAGAACCAGAACTGAATGGGTAGGGTGCATCCATACGATCGGAGAACCCAAGCTGCCGCGTAGGCTCCCCAGAAATAGTATTGGGGAGCGTTCCTGTCGTAGATCGTGCAACGCCCACCTGCAGGGATGAGGATAGCTCGGGAGGTTGGGTCCAACTTTGGCTCCACGACCGGCTCACCCAAGACACCTCGGAGCATCTCTCGATGGTACTCGACCACGTTAGGCCAGTCCCTCCACCCGTTCGGCCAACCATGTGCCGGGGAGTGTAGGCGGACGGATAGCTCAGCCTGGCTTAGATGCTTATGTGGGGCGGACTCGGCCATGTTGATCGCTTCTAAGACAAGGTTTCTGAGTTGTCGTTTCCCCTCGAGTTTCCCGATGAAGGGAATCCGGAGTGCCATCCGAACTACAGTGGACACGGATGGGTTTGTCGAGGCCTCTTCAAGCAGGTGGTCAACGATCTCTTCTATATGCTCACGACAACCGTCGACACCCCAGACGTTCATCCGATCGATCCACTCCTGACATTTGCACGACGCCATCTTGGCCCCGTGTCTCTCCTTGAGGAGGTCATGCAGAGTGTTCCCTGGAAACCGTTGGGGCCCCAGTCGTATCGACTCTCCTCGGGACTTCGCAGCGTCAATGACCTTCTGGGCTCGACGACCGAAGGGGGTGTCGTTGTCTATCTCAATCTGCCACTGTTCTGGGATTCTCATCTGGGCTGTTCAATCCTATCTCTGAGAGGTATTCAACCTCACGGGCCTTGATGTCGGTAATGTCTGAGTGAATGACTACGTGTAGGCAGCAGGAAACAAGGATCGAAGCGAGCGTCGTACAAATGACTTCTGTCATCACGGTGTCTCATAAACTAGGATGGAAAAACATAGTGTGGGGTGAAGGACTGGCGGCAGCGGCGGCATGATCGATGCGATACAAGCCATCGCTGGATTCCAGCAGATCGTGCCTGTCAGCATAATGGGATCACAACTGACCCGAGTCAAGACTACGTTTGCGGGTGGAAGGACACTCAGCGGCCCTCCTGACCCTGCCCAATTCCACTCCAACAGCCAGCCCGCTCCGGCAGAACATTGGATGATGACGTGACTGTCGAATGTCCAAGTGCAACTTAACCCAGAGTCGTAGTAGCAGCAAAACGTACAGGTTCCTGTCACTCGACCGAGTCCCCACCGACCGTACTCAATCAAGGTCACAGTCGTGGACATTGTCCAACAACCGTATGGAGAGTCTGTCGTGATCTCCACGGTCAGGGAGGACGGCATCGGGTTTTCACCGGGAGCACCTGTGCAAGTCCCCGGCTGCAACGCACTGATGTATGGATTACATCTCTCAGTGCAGCATGTAGTTCCACAACAGCATGACATTACGATCCGCTCCCTGATCCGCTCCCGGAGGTTGGACAAGGATCCAAACAATCGGTCAATGCCCCTCCAAAGAACCAGATGCGGTTGTATCTTGTAAACTGAATGACGTTAGTGACTGGGCAGCACTCCACCTCCGCTGGGATCTCGGCAACGCATCGAGACCGTTTGCCAAACAGCACGACCCATCCCGTCCAGTCAGAACTTCCTGATCCACTGCCCGAACCTGATCCACTGCCTGACCCGGAACTGCAGACTGACCATTTCGCGAGGCCGACCTTCCCCGCTTTATACCCGGCAGGGACCAAGGCATTCACACTCCCTATCTCCGTACACAGGTCAAACTCCATGTCGATGAATGTCGTATCTCCTGACCCACTGCCCGAACCAGACCCTAACCAGGACCCTTCTGGTTCTGGTTCTGCTCCGGACCCTGACCCGGATCCAGACCCTGAGCAGTTTGATGTGCCGCACATGACCGCCGTGAAAGTTGCAAGGTCTGCAGTGCTGTAGAGCGAGATGGGAAGGATGCAGTCATCTTGGCCTGAGTCCTGCCCAAGTACGCCAAACGCGAACTCAGCAGATCCTCCTGCCCCTCCCCCGACCTGAACGACTGAGGCTACCCCGTCGACAGGCTGGTGCATCACGTAAAACCCGGTGCCCGCTGTTGACATGGCCCAAGAGCCAGACACAGGTCCGACCTGTGTACCGACTGCAGGAGACCCGTCCACCTTAGCGAGTTGGGGACGGCTCCACAGAAGGCTCTCACCCTTCTTGGTGCTGACTACCGCTGCCGCTCCATTCGCGAAGAACAATCCTGCAGTGTCATTGGGTTTTGAGGCTTGACTGTACCCCGTCGCATAGTTGGTACGCAGTTGCACGACACCGTACGCAGGGATCGTTTCGCCTGAGACGTTGACCCACCGCAGTGTGTCTTCCATCGCCGCGGTAGTTCGGTGAGGGCCTGAAGTACGGTCAGTCATCTGCGTACTCCTTCTTCGCTAGTTTCTTGGCCTGCCTCAAGATACTCACCTTCGATGATGTAGCCCTAAGATGTGCGACCCTCTGTGCCCTTGAGGGAACGCCCTTGTCGAACTCAAAATGCCGAGCGGCCTCTGTGCGGTTAACCGCAGCCCCAAGATTCCCGGCGGTGAGAGTGTGCTTGACTTGCAGTATTGCACCGTCGCACCTGAGTGTCAACACCGGCTCGTGATAAACCTTGAACTGGCTGGCTGTCGTTGCATAAGATGCCGCAACTGCGGTAGCCCACGCATCTCCCAGAGCGATGAGAGCCGCCTGGTTTGTGGTCGTCGACGTAACAACGTGGCTGCTGTTGTACCCGAAGATAGACTCCGCTGCCTGCTCATGCTTGATCGTGTGATACCCTGTGCCGGTAGGAACAACCTCCACGTCATACTCGTAGTGGTTCCATGCAAAGTTGGTCTGGTTGCGAGCCCCGATTGTACACTCCAACCAAAGGTCTGCGGCTTTGTACTCGGAGGAGACCATCCGCCAGATAGGCTTGCTGAAGATTATGATGCCGTTCTCACCGTCGAAGTGCATGGCCCGGCCCGTGACCCGGTCTCCTATTGCGGTGTCTGCTCCGCCAGGGATCGGTGGCTGACCGGTCTCATCCTCCAACCGATGGTACTGGCCGTATACTTTAAAGGGAGTGCGTGACTCGTCCGCCCGGATGGCTTCGGTCTCAAGCAGCCGATTCTGCAGGGGCAGGATGTCTGTCAAACCGCTTAGGGCTCCAGACCCGTCTGGTGGATTCCAAGTCTCGTCTGCGAAACCCATGACCCGGTACGCTCGTCGGACATAGCCAACCGCTTCGATCTTTTGCTCTTCTGTGAGTCCATCAACAGCGTCGGGCAAAGAGTATGGAGGAATAGCTTCCCACCCCGCGGCGGGCTTGTACGACAGGCTGTCGATCGCTTTCCAAGTCCCGTCTGTATCGAGCCCTATCGCCTCCAACTTCAGTCGCACTTGAGCGACTGAGTTAGCGAAGCAGTTGCGTACGTACCGAGGCACGGTCTTAGCATCGATTGTGTCTGAGGAGATGAACTGCCCCGTCGAAGACAGGGCTGCTCCTGTGCCAAGCTTAACGACAGTGACTGCGTCTGAGCCGAACCCCAACGCCACAGAGTATCCATGCTCCTCGAAGAGAGTCTGTGCCGCCTCAATGACTGACTCGCACTCCCAGGATACTGGTGGGTAAATTGTCGTGGGCAAGGCCGATACGTCCGCACCGCCCTCTCCCAAGGCTGTCATGAGCAGAGCCCCGAGTTGTCTCAAGGTCCTCTGCTTGCCCATCACAAACTGGCCTGCTCGGATCAGGTTGTACTCTCCGCTGATGGGGGCTGCTAGCCTCCAATACTCTCGCCGGTCGAGCACTTTGAGTTGAACAAACTTACCGTCCGGTGTGACTTTGAGCGAGCCCAAGTCCACGACGCAGTTGGGCAACGTAATCGTGGTCGCCTCCCACGTCATTGTGATCGTACCTACAGCAGGCAGGTCAGGAACCTGTGGGTTGCACCGTAGCATTGCCACGTCAGGCTGGAACCCCAGCGTTTGGCTGTAGATAAGCTCAACCGGGTATGAGATGTTGGGCATTGACCATGTCATGAGTTCACGCTGGGCAGCATAAAGGCATTGAATCCCTGGCTCGTGGTAGCTTCCATGAAGTACTTCCAGGATGTCGCGAACATCTCCGCACCTCCAACGACTATGTCTTTGGCTGTCTCGAAGGTATATACCCGCATCTCTCCATGTTCAATGGATGGGTACAGTGGGTCCGCGGGTGGTTCAAAGTCCTGCCGCCCCACGTTCTCCCCTTCCTGCACATACCAGAAGGATGTTGCTGTCTGGAGGATCTGGGCCTGAGGTTCTCCCGTCTGCTGAGGGCTGTACCTCCAGAGGGGGCCTCCTGTGCCCTTGACCGTGACTCGTTCGTTCCAGGAGTAGAGGCCGCTGCCTACCCGGATCTCCGCCCGCAGGACAAGGAAGTACGTGCGTCGGTTGAGGTACTCAATGCGTCCTGTCCAAGGGCCGTTCATGAACGAAGGGGGGACTGCGACCTTGGTCCCACCAAAAGTCTCGCTGTTGCTTACAACGTGGCGGGTAGGGGTAGTCCCGTCGTCATGGTACAACCCAAAATCCATGTAGTCGACATTGTATGCGTCAGTGAGGTCCTGCAGAGCCGAGGTTAGGTTGGCCTTGGTCACCTCTGGATTGGGGTCGTCCGCGACCTGCTTCACGCCAATGATCGTATACTCAATCATATCGCCCATGCGACGATTGAACTTATCGAAGATGCCCTGCACGGAAGTGCGGACCATCACCTCGTCTTGATCATGTGTGTAACTGCCATACTTGAACTTCATAGGTAGTACCTGTCCAGATCAGAAGAGGCTCCTTCGTTGCCTTGGTATGACCGTGCGACAAAGGCTTCAGTTGACTCCAACTTCAGGTCATCCAGGTTCGCCCGGATCTCTCGGACCTTTGCCGGGTCCTGACGTGGGGGTAATTCTAACTGTTCGTCGACGGCAGAGAAAGCCTCTTTTGGATCGATTGGGAATGCGGGTGGTACTGAGATCGTGACCTGTGTCTTTGGGGTGGGGCTAGCGGCTCCTACGAGCGTCTCTCGCTGCTTCCGTTCGGCAGGCATCCCGGCAATCGCCTCCAGGATCTTCGGCGTTGCTACGCGGCCCATGAACGTCTCAGGCGACATCACCTTGACCTTCACGTCCATGTTCGGCATGCCGGTCTTAGGATCCGCTGTCGCCCCCACTGTCTGTTGAGCCTGCTGAGCCTGTGCAGACTGACCCGCTGCCCGGATCTGCTGAAGGGGATTCGCTGTCGGCCCCACCGCAGGCTGAGGAAACATAAACTTGCTTTGAACGCCAGGTACAGCTTGGGGCGGGCTTGCTTTCGCATCCGGTACCGCAGGCCCCGGCTGCACAACCCCCTCCTGTGCAACTCTTTCGATCGACACTCGGTCCAGCAGTTCCTTGGGCCTTGTCATCGGGGCGTCTTCGGCGGGGGCCTCGGCCAATAAACGGATCAAACCTTCGATCTCGATCATACTCTACTATCCAATCAAGCAGGAGTTTATTCCGCTGGAAGATCAGGTCGTCTTTCAACGCATGGTCTTGTACGTTCCTGTATGTCCAGTAATGGTTCCAAGTCTTAGCCCATCTCGGGTTAGACAGACCTAGCGGATCATTGTGGTGTCGCTTCAAACAACCTTGTGTTGTCTCACAAGGGACACTGATCCCGCCGGGAATCCTCTTCGGCTTTTCGTCCGGCCCGTACTGTACTTCACCAGTCAGATGGTCAACTGCGAACTGTTGGCAGTCACGGCAGTCGAGCATGCTCAGACCAGGGTTGTACAAGACATGCAACTGAACACTGTCGTTGAGGTCTTGAAAGTCCTGCTTCTCTTTGGCAACATCATACTCCGCGATGCACTGAAGCATCTCTGGGGTGGCTTGCTGCCGAAAGAAGCATTTGTCGAACAACAACATCCTGAGATGTTTGTGGTCCCTGATAGGGTCATCATGTAGAAGTGGACGGCAAGGTTTGCCGTCCACATCAAAGGTGAATCCATCATCGAGTTCTGGGTCGATCATGCGTTAGTCAATACAATGTTAAAGGCTTCGGTAGCGGACTGACGGTGAGCCTCCCAAGTCATAGGCAACCGGATCTCTTCCAGTGCCCCTTCGATTGAGGGAGACTCGGGGTTGAGGATTGCTTTCGGAATGTTGATCGTCATTGTGTCGGTGCCATTCGTGAGCACCAACTCCTGCTGGACCCCGGCGGCACTGTCTCGGGCATCCCAGTACACCGCGTGGTTCGCGGTTGTGTACGGAATGGAAGTAGCGAGCAACGTCTGCCGGGGGCCTGCCCCAACGTCGGTGACAGTGTAGCTGGAGTTCCATGACTGGACCAACTTGTTGTCGATGACAAAGGCGAACCTGTCGATGCCGTAAGCGACAGTGGCGATCTCGTATGTGGTGCCTGGGAACCCGAAGAGGTTGTCTACGGTGCCGTCCACCCAAGAAGTTGCAGCGTCTTCGAGTTCGTCCTCCGCGATCCAGGTACACTCGGCGGAGACCGGCATCGTGCCCACCTGACCTCGAATGATCATGCGGGTCATGCGGCAGTTCGTGTACTCATGAACGGCACCGACCTTATCGATGATGATTGGGATGGTGCTGACTGTTTGGTTTGCAGTATACGTCCCTGCACTATTGGTCATACCCGCCAGTGGCAGCAGTTCAACCAGGATGGGGTATGTGATGTCGTGGAAGGTAGTGAACTGAATCTTCCTCCGACCTACTGCAGTCCGCTGAAGTAGAGGGTCCCTGTTACCGCAGATAGCATCTGGGTTCTGGATACGCTCGAATGAACTCTGGTCAAGGAATTTCGCAAAGCAAAACTTCTTGCTGTTGATCATCATCCGGGCATTGATTGGTACACTGATTGCCATGACTAAACCTATCTGTGGTGACGGACCATTACCTGGAATGTGAACATTGCGACTTGCTGTTCATGCCGAACCAGACTCTGGGCATCTGCGGGCAATCTCTTTAACGGATGTACTACGAAGGGATCATACTCTTCTGGATCAGCATCCTGCAAGAAGGGGTTTGGTACGGTGGTGAACTTCAGCCGAATGATATTCATCCAGTTGGCGTAAGTCCTTGCCGGACCTTCATGTTGGTGAGGAGTGGAATCAATTATCTGTATGGCTACTTTGTGGACCTCATCGTCCGCACAGTTGAGCCCGGCACCAAGGGTTGATTCGACTGGAAGGGGAGTGATAAGAATACCCGGCATGATCAGGTTCTGGAGACCTTCTGTCGTGTTATTCCTCTCACTCCCCTCCAGCACTTTCCAGATACGAACTGCCTGAGGTATGACGGATCGTACCCGTTCACCTTGTGCCGCCACGAATTCACCGTTGGCGGCTGCGGTTTGGATGATGCGGTACGTGCGGTCAAGTATTGCCCAGTCAGGGTTCGCCATCTGAATCGTCTTCTATGAGTTGGTATTCCTGAAACATGACCTGCTTCGCAAAGTCGGCCAGACCGAGGCGGGGTAAAAAGTCTCCCCTCCAAAACACCTCGCTAGATCCTTGTTTCTCGGACATCAGCTTTGTGCCGGTAAACACTGCGGCATCGAACCTGCAGAGCAGTTCTTTGATCAGGTCGTCTGTTGACGCTAGCTCAAGATCCTGTCCCGACATAGCCGACATCCCGCAAACGCAGCCCATACCATTGGGCTGCAAGGCCTTTGTTTCGAACGTACCTGCCATCCGCCGCTTTGGCGTCGTTGAAGGCTTGAGCCAACCGGCTCTGACTAACCATTCTTTCAGAATGATTCCCCACCATCTTCGAGCCATACTCATCCTCACACAGTCGTTGAAGTAAGACGGTCATCGCCCCATCACACACATCGATCTGGCTCGAGGCACAGTAGGCTACTGCGGTCTCTGCGATCGAGGTATCACTGATCTGGCATGTCGTTGAGGTCAGGCGTTTGACCACCCTCACCTCATGGCAATCGCGGTTATACAGCAGATCGTTAGCAGGAATATCACCAAACTCTCCAGTGGGGTGGGAGGTATCCGATTTACCGATTCGCAGCACGGCACCCTCCCACAGCGGGCTGACAACCGCATCGGTGAACGTGGCGACTCCGCTCGCCACAGTGACAGTACCACGTTGTTCACGAACGAGAGCATTGGGTGACTTCCTGGCAACATACAAGTACTGCAAGACCGTATCTTCTACCTGCTCAGTTGGTAGCCAAAGGCTCCATCGATTCGGGTTGGCACTGTCTGCCACAAGTGCGTAGCACGTCGGCAGTGCCGGGCTCCACACCATGCCTTCCTGAACCTGATGGGCCTCCAGCAAACTGAGACGCATCATCTGCATATTCTGAGTACCCTCCAACAACTGCACGACATCGCTAACGTCATACGGCAGTGGGTAGGTCATCTGTTGAACCAGATACGCCTGGTCGTCGAGATCAGCCTCAGGGTGCTTCCCTTCGAACAACTCGATGACTGTCGAACTGGTGCGTTTATAGATCGGATACCAATTGAAGTCCAGCCGGACCTGCATGTTCGTTACATCGGTTGGCCAAGTAGCCCCCGTGAGCGTGACAAGACGGGTTGATGTGCTGAAGTCAACTGTGCCGGTCGACTGACCTGCGTACGTGATCAACGTGCCGACACGATGGAAGTACGCCCACTCATGCATGCTGAGTAGACGAGCCCATGCGGACAATACTGCCGTGCGGACCTTGCCCTCCAGGTATCCACCCAGAGAGGCGTTGATCTGCACAGCGATGTGACTCATCATGTCGGCAACTGTGATCATGGTGAACTTTCGATTACCTGGACTTCGGGGGCGACTTCGGGGGTGACTTCGTCGAGGTCTGCGATGGGCACCACTTCGGTGTAGGGGGCCAAGGACTCATTCACCGCATCAAGTAGTTTCAGCAGTGCCGTTGTGGCGGCACCACCACCTAAGACCGTGCGGAGTTTTTCTTCAAGGACTGCCCGTTCTGCAGGAGCGATTACCGTATGCACTGTTCACCTCCAAAGACTTCCTGGTTGACTTGCTCAATACTCGTCGGGGCGTTCATCGCATCGTCGGCTGTCACGACCTTGGTGTGATTGTCGATGATGAGTTCTCGCAGTTCCCGTTCGTCAAGGTTTGCAAACTCTTCCTCTGCCCGGTACTCGGACAGGTATCGTGCCATGACCATCTCATTCATGCGGACCACCTGCGGCTGTGGTGCTTCCGACACTGGATGGTTCTCCCAGTCACCCTCAATCTGTTCGTTCCGCTCCTTCATGATTTTCTTCACGTCGGAGAGGCTCTGCTTGTGGGTGACAATACAACCGGGGTCCCCTGGGAATTTCGCCAGGCCCCGGTACACAACCGCGTCCTCAGGGAGGTTCTCGCCGGTGTGTGCTCGGTAGTTCTTTCGGTACAGGGCGAGCATTGCTGGGCATCCTTTGAACTGCTCAGTAACACTCGGGTGATTGCTCTGGATGACTCGGTCGTTCATGCCGCCGCTGGGCGGTCGACGGGTGGCGAACTGAGCCGCCATGGACACGGACTCACCTTTGGCGATCATCTTATCAAAGGCTGCGATAGCCGCAGGGCCTGCCTGTACGACCGCGTCGTACTCAAGGTTCTCACGCATGGTTTTGAATCGGTTAGTCAGGCCCAACTCCCCCTCAACTTTTTCAATCAAGTCCAAACTCGGATTAGCCATCACTTGCTCCCCTTCTTGGCGTTAGCCGCCTGAATGTCCTGCTGCTCCTGCAGGTGAATCATCTGTTGCAGGTGAGACTCCTCCTGCATACGAACCTTCTGCTGGTTGAACATCTCCGCCCACTTCATCTTCTGCTGGGCCGGAGCGTTCGCTCCCTGCTGCTTGTACTGTGCATCAACCAATCGGGCGACAGTCTTCGCCTTGATCTCTTCAGTTGTCGCCGCAGTCTTGGCCATCTCAGCCTGCTGTGCTTCGGCTTGCAACTGCTGCATCTGTGGATCTGGTGCCTGCTGCCAAGGACCGAAGAACAAGTCCTCTGGGTTCTTCATCTGCATCGCTGTCCCGAACCGCTGCAAGAACGCATTGAACGGCTTCTCATCGCCAGTTAACTGAGCGTATGTCTGTACTGCCGGGATGTAGAACGGAGCGATACGTTCAAGGTCGGCCATGTCCTTGTCGCGATTAGGTCGACGCAGGTCGGTGGCCTCGATCCAAACCTCCATCTCGTGGAACAAGGTGTCGATGTCCATGGACCCCAGCAGGTTATCCCACGCCATCGCACCCCAATCACCAATCAGGCTGCGAAGTTGTTGCCCTTCGATGTACTGTGCCGCCAGCCACAACTCTTTGGTCGAGGTGTTGACGACAAACTGATGAACGTCGGTGGCCATCTTCTCAGGCCGCACGTTAGCCGCAGATTGCTTGGCGTTCACATCCGCACTGACTCGGGCTTGCTTCTGACTGACTCCGTAATGGATGTCGTCCAGTCCGGTCGCCATCTGGAACTGATTGTCCAAATACTGGATCCACTCAAGTAGATTACCTTGGACCTCGGGACGTTGTACAAACGCCACGATGTCGGAGATGCTCATTTGAGAGGCGGCATTGATCTTGATGACTGCGGGGTTATTCTCTCCCTTGATCGCAGCCTCGACCTCTTCCGCGTACGCACCGTTGACCGCAATGATGTCCCTCCGTCTGTCCCAACTCATCGTGAGGTGAGACACAAGGAGAATGTTCATCGCGAGCAGGGAGCCGATGCCTGGGCCCAGCACTGCCATCGGCCAACACGATCCGACCACTGGGTAGAAGTCGAGTAGTTGGACTGGCCACTTTCGGTCACGCCATAGTTCAAAGACAGACCCGAACCGACTCGTTCGCCACTTCAAGGCTTCACGGATCTGCTCAGGGCCTCCTTGTGATACAAGGGCAGGCGGCAGATTGAGGGGATGCATGAGGTTGCGAGTAACACACAGGTAGCAGTAGTCGCCCGTCAACTGGTCAAGGGCCTGCCCCATTGTGGCGTTGGCCCCGGTCACCCGAGCACCGATGCCCCCACAACTCCAAACCTCGTACCACTCGATCTGGTCTTGGTACATAGTGTTCCCCTTGTTCACCTCAACTTCCATGCGTGAGGCGTACTCAGAGGAGATATGTGTGCCGCGGCCTTGCAGATACCCCGGCGGGTATCCAAAGCGTCGTTCGACAACCCAGACAGGTTCGACGTGTTTGCGTGCCATCCACTTCACGTCACGCAGTGCAGGGTCTTTTGCGTCCGGGTCGATCAGTAGATTGTCGACTGGATCGTAGAAGGTGCCGACCATCGGTTGACCCGTCGATCGGTTAGTGTACGTTTCGGTCCAGCCGCACCCTCTGCCAGTGACAAGAGCGTCCTGAATGATGAGTTCATTGTCGATCTTGGTGCCGCCGGGATGCTCTCTTCCGATGTACTCGAGCACCAAAGAAGCCAATGAATTGCGAATTTCCCGCTCGGTAGTTTTTTGCCCCTGTACCTGCTGAATCTGCTCCAACATGTCCCGCTCGGTAATACCGAGTAATTGAGCGATTTGGGTCTGGTCAGGAACGTCCGTGCTCTTGACTTCCCTTGTGGGGGACTGCCAGTAGAGGGATGGACCGATGATGGCTACAAGCTCAAAGGCCTTGTTGAGGGACACCATGAACTGTGGCTGTGCAACTGCTGGGTAAAACTCTTTTCTAAACCCGTCCTCCCACATGGCCTTCGCAGAAGACCCGAGGAATTGACGGCAGAGTTTTGCCATGACAGAGAACCGCTCCTTCTCCTTCTGTGCAGAAGTGAAGCGGGCGTACCATTGACTGACAATGGGTCCGAGCAGGTATTGCTGGATGTTCTCTGCCGTTGGCTGCATCACGGACCTACTTCAGGTTAAGGACTGAGAACGCACCTCGTGGGATCCACGAGCCGCGTTTGCGGTAGTTGGCGTTCTTCAACCGTTCATCCCCGACAAGGCACACGCCCTGCACCGGGACAAGCCGACTTCCGACAACAGCGTTGTACGTGAGATCGACCATGTTATCTTCGCCAAACGCAGTGACTGTCGCTACGTGAGGCAGGGTGTCAAGCTGGTTCTCGTTGAACAACCACACCACATCACCAAGAGCGATGACGATGGGCTGATCTTCGATGATGAATTGTCTGATAAGGTCTGACTGCTTCACTGGGGGAACTCCGGCCTGGGGTTAGGGAACGCCTAAGACTATCGGTCCGTTGGCGTCTTGTTTCTTGTTCAGCTTGAATATGCCGTTCAAGAACTTCTGGTCTTCGTCAAACATGCTTTGGCCAGGGTCGATTATCGCTGGTCCCCGAGGAGGTGCAAGGAATTTCGGTTCGAACCCGGCGTAGTATTCTGCCGTGTCAAGAACGTCATGGACCTGCCCTGGTGCCAACTTATCGAGTACTGCCTCCTTCGCAACCTGTTTGACGACTGTCTCAAGTTGTTTAACCAACGTCGGACACATGTGGGGTACGACCCTGAGCCGGGGCCTACCGCAGTTTCTGGACCGCATGAGTGCCCGCAGTTTCATGGAACGTGTTACCCATACTGTCTCGCCTCTGAGAAACATATCACCTGTTAATTGACATTTCAACCCCGCCTTGCGGAACTCCCGAGAGTATTGCTCAAACACGTCCCAAGAAAACCCCATCGGCGTCTGATCCCCAGCTTTTCTGTCACCAATGAACCGGGAATACCGTCTGCCGGGATCCGCAGCCTTGGCTCGTTTACCCATCGCCGCGGCGTCGATATTGGGGACTGCCATCTCCCTGAAGATGATGTGGTAGGGCTCCCCTTCATCCCAATACTCTTCTGTCGGGATCGCTACCCAGAGCAGAGCCGGACGGGTTGTACCGGGGTCAAGGATCAGGTCGACGCACCAGTCGTGCGGCACGTTCCAGTTCAGCTTACGCATCGCCTCTGTGACTTTGTCGTTCAGAGGATTGTTCGGCCCGTAGTCAACACAGTGGTACTTCACGTTGAACTCGGGGTACGCCTGGATCGTGTCCATGACGAAGTCCCCGTGATCGCGGGCACGGAGTTGCTCCTCCGTCCAACCTTCAGCACGCTTCCTCTTTTCTTCATCATCGACGAAGGGTGAGTCGGATCCGCGGAACTTGAAGTTGACCACGTCGGCCTTGGTCCTGACCCCACGTTCGACCTCGTCACGTTGAGCAACACAGCGTCGATACAGTGCGATCAACGCGGGGGTCTTCATGTTCGGCCAAGAGGTCCAGTAGATTCTCCCCTTGCGGTCAGACAGACGGCTCTGCCATTCAGGGTAGTGCTCGGAGTTCTCGATCTCTTCGTCGATCCATATGCGGTTGACGGGGTCGCCGCGTTTCACTGCACCGCTCGATGCGTAGGCATACACCCACGAGCCGTCCCTCATTGTGAGACTTGCGAACTCGTGCTTGGCCTTGTTGTCCCAAGACTCGGTAGCAATCTCTGAAGGAGGGATCAGCGGTGGTGCAGGCTTACGTTCATCAACAGGTATGTCTTCGTCGCCAGGGATGCGACCCGGTTGCCAAGCTCGCCACAGTCCGGTCTTCTTATCCCGTACCATGTCGAACGCACCGGGGCGGCACAACAGTCGGTAGATCGTCTGGCCGATGTGGTTAAGTTGAAGACCGATGAGCCACACCGTAACAGGTCTGCCCTGCCATCCTTGCTCGCGGACGTAGTGCTTCGTTCCATCTGCGAACGTGATCGGCTTGTTGAGGAGGTAGGCTGCGATCATCACGGCAACGATGGTGGACTTGCCGGAGCGAGTACCCCCTTGGACGAGGATCTCGGATGCGTCACACTTGACAACCGCTTCCTGGTACTCGGTCGGACGGAACATGTCTAGTGCGTTGAGCTTCTGCTTGGCAACCTTGGCTGCTGCAGCAAGGCCCTGTTGGAGTTCACGCCGGTGCGTCAGTGATGCTCGGATACGGTCGGCTATATCAGACATCAATCACCTCGACTCTCGGTCCCGCTTCGATAATGTTGAGGGCTTCTCCTGCAGCCTCTACGACAGCGTTGGGATCGAACTTGGTGATCTCAGCAAGCAACTGCTTGCGGAACTCCGCATCGCCTTCTATACGCAGCATGGCGGCTTGGCTGGCAATCGCCATCAGGTCAACCTCAGAGATGCCGTCAAGCGGATCTCCGACTTCTCCTACCAGTTTGTCTCGTTCAGAGGTTAGCCGGATGATCGCTTCGTATAAGCCTTTGACGGTCTTGAAGTCGGTGTCATGAAACTCCTTCAACTCGGGCGGCAGGTGATCCCCCCGGAGTTTCTTGAGGTCCTGTGCCATCATCTTGCCAAGCTCAACGGCCCCACCTAACTCATCCATCGCCGCTTCGGCAATGTCAAGCGTGAGTGGCCGACCAGCCTTCTTGACTTCGGCCAGTGCCTCTTTGAATCCTCGCTGCGGGACTTTGCTGGCCATAACAGCCATCGTCCCCGCTACCTTTGCATCATCGTCGCATGACATACACAGACCTCTGGGTAGTATGTGTTCTGGGAGAACCGGCAGGTTACATGCTGGGCACACAACCTTGCCGGGGAAGTTGACTAGACCTGTCACTGGATGCCGCCGTGCCGGTTGAAGGTTTGCAAGGCGTTGTAGACTGCCCCTGAGGCTGCGGCGGGGAACATGCTCGGCTCCGACTGGAGTCGCATTGGGTTGTTGGGAATGAGGTTATCTGGTCGTACGAAAGGCCCTGCGTATCCCGCCTCTCTGGTTGGCGGACCGCCTTGGTCCATGTTACTCCACACGTCTGCAGGAGCCACTTGTTGTCTGTGAGGCACAGAGTACATGTCCGAAGCTTCGTTCCACATGTTGTTCATCCTCCGGGCGGGCAAATACCGGTTGTACCCCCTTTCATTAGTCCTGGTTATCATCTCAAAACCTTCAGCGGTGCTTGGCTCCATCTGCCGAAGAACCTCAACCCGTCCGAGAGTTTCATCCATGTTGTTTGCGGCTGCTCGGTACGCGGCGTGCCCTGGATTTAGTCCAGAGTACGCCCCGAACATGGGCATGGTCACATTGTCCCCGATAAAGGATTCGGGGTTCATCGACCGGTACGTGTTGCTTGCCGAAGGGTAGTGGGTGGACTTTACCAAGTATGTGTTCGGATAAGGAACATCATCTGGTGAGGCCAAGCCACTGTCCAAGGATCCAGAAGCGTTCTTATCCACCCAAGTGTTTGTTTGGTAACTCGGGTCATACTTCGCAAGGTCATCGTACTCCAATGTTTTCAAAGACGGACCTGAGTACCCCAGCAGTCCCTGCGGTCTTGCCGCCTCTGGGATCTCTTCTGCCAGCATCCTCGGGTTCACCATGGAATACTTGCCGCCCCGCTCCGCAATCATCGCTGCGTTGGCCTGTCGTGCCGCCTTCCGGCCTTTCAAAGCTTTGCCCACTGCCCCCAGCGGTACGAGGTTCAACGGGTCAAGCAGCATCTCTGCCCCGAACCCGGCGATGTCTTTGAACCCTTCCATCGGGTTGTCCCCCCAACCCGACATGCCGGTCTCTTCGTTGACCCCGAGGAACGGCTCCAACACATCTCGACCTGTTGCTCTGTTGCCATCCGAGAATGGGGTCGCCCATTGGTCGAACGGGTCACGCCCCGATAGTATATCCCTCAAAGAACTTCCGGGAAGATCCAGTAGGTTGCCCGCACCCGCCAGTATGTCCATGAGAGACGCCATGTTGTGCTCCAAAGAAAAAGGGCAGGCAGTTTAACCTGCCTGCCCTGAGTTGGTCATGATTGCCAAATCATCGCTGAGTGTTTGGCACTGCTACGACTTGGATGGGGTTGCCTGCGTGGACAACCTGTGCTGTGGACTGAGAATGAATACCAGCAGGAGGCTGGCAAGGAAGTTGATCGGCCATAGATGGGATCACCACCTTTCTTACCCATTACTGGGATCAGGGTTTGACGGCTGAGAACGGATTCGTGAAGTAACATCGGGCGAAGTTGCCAGAGGTTGCGGCTTCGTTGGCCTTACCACAGTGTCCGATCGGGTTCGTTCCGGCAGTGCCTGTTCCGAAGAGACCGTTTGCCAGAGTCTGAACCACTGCGTTTGCAGTGATGTCGCCAGCACCGATCTTCAATTCGCAAGGGCCTTGAATGATCAGCCAGAAGTAAGCCCCATCTGGAATCGTACCGGACACCCATGGGTCCGCGATACCGTCACAGATAGCGTTTGCACCGGAGAGTGCTCCGACCCGCTTGCCGAGGTAGCCGGACTTGTAAGTGTAACCCAGGCTCGGAGTCACAACTCCACCAACGTCTGCCTTCACCATGATGGCGTAGACAGGGGTGCCGGAGTTGATGACCGGAGCGTTTGGATCAACCATGTCCTGATCTTGGAACATCGCGATCTGGCCAAGCATGCTGTCGTCAGAGACGACGTTGTATGACCCGAGGCGGGCCTGGTTCGTGATCGTCATAAGTATTACCTCATTGGAGAAAAAGATTCAGGAGAGGAGCCCGGCACCGAAGTGCCGGGCTAGAGCGGCCTCGGGTTTATCACGCAGTCTCTGACACGAAGCGACACAGGTACTTCGGCAGGAACTTGAAGTTGCCGTAGGTGCTGATGTAGTACAGGTATCCGACGTGCGGGATGCTGTACTCAGGACCCATGACACCGTAGATGTCATTGTGCAGGAAGAAGGCCTCTGTGTACTGTGGCAAGTACATGTAGGCTTCACCGGCGGGGATTGCATAGTCCATTGAGTAGACCATGCCGTCGACCATCAGAGTCTCGCCTGGGTAACCCAGGTCACCGTCCTTGAACGGCATGATCTGACGGTTGTTTTCACGGAACGAGTTCTTGAACTCGGTGAACATTTCGGAGGCCATTACGACCTGGCATGGAGCCCCAACCATTGACTGCCCGCCACGATGTAGCATGGCTGTCTGAGCGTAGCTCGTAGCCTCAATCGCGTTGGTTGCCCAGTCAGTTGCACCAGTGCCCCACGCTGTTGAGGCGTAGTTGACAACCAGCGGAGTCGTGCCGTCGTACTCGCTTGAGCCCTGACCGAACGGCCAGTCCTTGGCGAGTGATGCGTTTGGCTTGGTCGCCATGTTGGATGACCAGGTTCCGCCAAGGTTACCCAGCACGCAGGACTGACCCGCGTATGACCCGTCAGGCAGACCCACTCGATCAGCAGCACCACAAGTACCAGCAGCATAGCTCAGCGGGGTTTTAATCCCAGTGAAGTCATATGCGTTGGCGGCGACGTTGCCGTCTTTCCAGAACGAATGACACAAGCGTTCCTGAGTCGCCTGAGCGATCTCTTTAGACTTGCGTTCGTAGCGATTGGTGATCTGCTCCGGGGCACCTTGTGCCTGCAGGTACTCCTGCTCTGGCAGGAAGTCAGACCCACGGTATCCCTTGATACCGATGTAGTACTGAATATCGGTGTCCCAGTTCACGAACTCAATCGGCTGGTTGTCGACAGCAGGTAGGATCGTTGGCTGCTTGACGCGGGCGTTCCACACCTGGCTGTGAGACCGGGCATTGAACGTCAACGAACCCCACTTGCGGAGGTTGTAGAAGGTCAGGAAGTTTCGAACGGTGAGGTCCGAGATTCCCTTCCAATAGCGTGGGGCGAGGTCACGTACGCTGTTGATGTGACCCGATACCGTGGACGGCACAAGACTGTGAGCCATGTTCTACTCCGGTGTTAGCGGCTCTGGATTCCCAAAGCCTGAAGTGACCCGAAGGTCGGAAACCCATCATTACCGACAGGGATGCCGATACCACTGGGCGGGACTGAGTTGGTAAACACTGTGCCCGGTGCCGTAAAGCTAGGGTCAGTGACAGGACTTTGCTGAACCTGCTGCACCCAAGACTGTTGAGGCTGCGGAGCAGGAGGGGCTTGAGTTGTCTGAAGGTAAGGCTGAACTACTGACAGAGCGTACTCGTGAATCTTGTTGTAATCGTACCCTGCCCTGTCCGCCATATCCCAGGCTTGGGAGTAAAGCTTTCCGACAGGGGTATGCATCTGCTTGCCTGCAGCATCGACGGTAAACAGCTTGTCCTTGTTGGCATCGACGAACTGTTTATCCGGTCGCGGTAGGGTCTCAGCAACTTGGTTCCGGAGAGCCTGTGTCTCCTGTCGCAACTGCTGAAGTTCCTGCTGAAGCGGAGTCAGTCGGCTATCAATCGCCTGTTGGCCGTACTTCGAAATGAATGCTGTTGGGTCTGCCAGTTCAGCCTGACGGGCCTGTGCTTCAAGCATGGCTGTGTTAAGCTGTTGTGCTGCTGCTTGGGCAATCGGGTTTGATGCAACCCACTGCCCGTTGTTCATCGCCAACCACCCTTGCTGCTGAAACATCGTCGCAGCTTTGGATAGGTCAGCCTGGTTGACTGCTGGTGCCTGAGGAGCCGGAGGTTCGACCGCAGGTCTGGCCACTGGCTCAGGGTTAACTCGGTTCGCCAAGTCCTCGGCAGTTGAGTACAGAGCGTCAATCAACTCTCGCTCGGTTCTGAACTGTCCCGCAGGAACTTTGCCCGCCCGTTCAAGCTGAGTCAGATACGACTCTTGTGGCTGGACCGGAGGGGCTGGTTGTGCCTGAGGAGTAAAACCTTGCCCGCTCGGTGTTGCCACCGGAGCGGGAAGGCTGTTGGCTCCCCCAGACGGAGCGTTCGGTGTAAGGTTAGGTTGCTGACCCGTCTGGGCTTGAAGGTCAGCGAACGACGGCATTGCCGGGGTGACCGGCGAAAACGGTGTACTCATGTAGGTTCCTTTTGTCTGGGGTGAGCAATTCTCCCTTATGAGAATCGAAGTGGAGTGGACTTGCAATACTCTGTTGAGTATAAAACTCTCACTTTAGGTTTCTTCGTTTCTTTCGGATTTCCCTGATGAGTCTCAACCCAGACGAGATGAACCAGTACTTGTCGGCCAAAGAGGTCGTCGCCCTCCTGTCCGGCATAGGCATTGAAGTAACCGATGATACAGTCCGGTTGTGGATTACCCGCGGCCTGAAAAACAGAAACGCCCCGGCAAGCCATCACTGGCTCCGGGGCGTTCGCATTGGGGGTAGATTGTACGTCGTACGGGAAGAACTGATTAAGTGGATCCCTCTGATACAACAGGGCTAACGTAGTACCTCCATCAATCTAACCGCTTCTTCCGGATTGCGGCACGTTGCCGCCATCGCTGTCAAACCTTTCTTGTCGTGCAGTCGTCCCCGGATTGGTTTGGCAACCCGGATCCACTCCTCCATTCGGGGGAAGACGTGTGCAATCGTATCGACGTTCAACGGGTACATCACCAACGTGCCCTTACCGTACTTCTTCAGCACGTCGAGCAGTCGGTCGCGTTTCTCGCTGAACTCCACTGCCTGCATCTTCTTCACCTTGGCTTGGTACATCGCCAGAGTGTCGCCCGTCTCGCCGGTCAAGCTTGGGAACCCTTTACGCTTCAGCCACTGGTTAGAGATGACACGACATGCGGTACGTCGATCTCGATACTGCTTGGCTGTGAGTACCAGGTGAATGTGCATTGAGAATCGTTCAGCCTTGGAGAAGAACTGGTTGAAGCAGAAGTGCTTCTGCCCCGCTCGGTCTTTGCACTCTCCCAACATCTTTGGTGCTCTCGCAGCCTGTGCCGCAGGGTTGACTCCCAACGCAACCATCAGCCCCTGCTTGGTCGATCGGCTGATCTCCTGAGACTCTACTTCAGCCAGCAGACTCAACAGACTTACCACGGTCTTACCAAACGGGGTGTCGGTCTTGATGCCTCCTTCGACTGTCATGAGGTATGACCCTTTGGCGTGGATCGCCTCGGTCATGCGTGCCATGTCGAGCATCGATCTGAAGATGCGGTCGGGCCTCCACGCTACAACGATGTCGCCTGCCTTGAGGTCGTCCAACATCTTTGCCCCGGCCTTACGCTTTGACAGGCTGGTCTTGAACGCACTGGCACCCTCATCCTCGTACCAGACGATCTCGGATTCCTTCATGTCTTGCGGGAGTTGCTTGAGGATACACAGACGTTGCTGCTCGACCGTCTGATCCTTGGTCGAACATCGGATGTAGGCTCTCACCTTACCAGTGAATCTGAACTTGCTTCTCTCGCGGTCAGCCGCGATAGCTTGCATCACTGAGCCGATGTCTTTACTCGTCGGGTTCTCGATAGGTGCATGAACTACTGGTGCAGCCTTTGGCTCTTTCGGCTTATCCTTGCTGAGCATCCGTGCCTCACGCACACGGGCGGAAGTGAGGTCTGACTTCAGTTCCGCCACCACTGCGAAGATGCGAAGCATGGCCCTACCGTTAGCTGTGTTGGTCGACAGCATCGGATAGTCTGTGAAGACAACAGAGATTCCGTTGTCGACCCAGTACTCCATGGTCGTAACCATGTCTGACATCTTGCGGAACAGGCGATGGGTTGCTGTCGCGATGACAGTATCGCCAGGCTTCAGTACAGCCATCAAGGCCTGCCCGCCGGGGCGTTGTGACAACTTCTTCGTGTAGGCAGACTTGCCCCCGTCAATGAACACCCCGGTCAGCCCACAGTTGGTCGCCAAGCCGGGGAGCAATAAGTTGTTCTTGGCGTACGTCAGACCTGACGTGCATTGGTTGTCGATGGAGAACCCGGAGTGGAACTGCTCGAAGGTTGAAACTCGGGCGTAGATGTATGCTGACACTTGTGCTTCTCCTGAATGCGTTTGCAGATCCAACGTATGACTGGTACAGCCATACTGTTTCCTATCGCCTTGTATCTTGGCCCATCTTTGGCAGGTTTGCTACGGTGGTTTACCAAAGTCCAGTTATCGGGAAAACCTTGGAGCCGTTCACACTCGATGGGTGTAAGCCATCGAGGTGAGCCGTCGTACACTACTGCGTGGCCTTCTTCTGCACTGTAGTTGTCGCGAGCGTTTCCAGTACGAGTCGTAACTGTTCCGACAATTTCCCCGCTCTCGATCTGTTTTTTCTCTCCCTTCGTAGTATCCCCTCGCAGGCAGTTGGGCTCAAAAAGAACTTCTGCGGCACTGGCCCAGTCTCCAAGACATCCAACAATGAAGACTCTACGGCGTCGTTGGGGTACTCCAAAGTACTGAGCGTCAAGAACTCGGTAAGCGACCCCATACCCGAGTTCGACCATCGCCCCGAGGATGGAACCAAAGTCCCGTCCTCCTGCCGATGACAAGACACCTGGGACGTTTTCCCACATGAACCACTTGGGTCTAAACTTTTGCAGAATTCGGCAGTAGACAAGGGCGAGGTTGCCTCGTTCGTCTTGCAGTCCTCCACGCAAACCCGCGATTGAAAAAGACTGGCAAGGTGTACCTCCAGCCAGGATGTCAAATTCAGGCACGTTCCACTCATCGAAGTTTTCCATGTTTCCAAAGTTAGGAACGTGTGAGAACCGTTCAGCCAGTACTGAGCAAGGTAGTGGCTCAATCTCGCTGAACCCTACTGCCTCCCAACCAAGGTTGGCTGTAGCGACAGAGACTGCCTCTATGCCTGAGCATACGCTGAGGAACTTCATCGTCAATACCCTCGTATGATCTTTATCAGTTCGTCTCTGGTGAGCAGGTTCTTGTCGGCCAAAGCATCAACCAGCCTCGCAAGTAAGAGACGGGTGAGCTTGACTTCCTCGGATACTCTCTCAAGTTCTCCTTCGATCAATCCCCACTGATCGCCGGTGTACCTTTCAACGAGATCGGTTACTTCCTCCCGGTCGTCATCAATCCGTAAATCAGCCATGTCAACCTCCACTCAACAACTCAGTTAAACTTTTGAACATCCCCGGCACCTTCAGCCCGGCATCACTCCGTACGACTTGACCAACGAGGTCTGCCTGCTCACACCAGACGATCTGTAAGCCGGGGCCAATGTCGTCCCAGATGAACTGCACGTTGGCTGGCTTGTTGTTGACGAAGCAGAAGGTCACGCTAGTAGTCACGAGCGTTGATCCTCAAATGCTTCATCATCTGGTCGCCCCACACACGTCTCTGGTGAGGCAGGTTGTGGAACTCAATCGTGTGGCGGCGTTTCCGATCCAACTCACGACGGCACTCCCCACAAATGTTTGACAGCCCGTCGCTGCTCCGCCTGAGGAGGCCGAACTCCTTCAACTCTTTCTCTTCCAGGCATTTCTTGCACGTCTTCACGACAACTCCTCCGGCCAACCCATGCATCGAAGACGGTAGGCCACCGACATTCGGTGATAGCCATACGGGTCGGGATCCTTCCTCAGGTCAAGGGTGATAGTCCCTTGGACAACACTCTCCTCTTTCGAAGGGGGGAGAGGCGTCTGCCTTTCGAGGTTTTGAATACACCGTAAGATGTTTGTCACATTACTCTCCTATCAATTCCAGAAACTTAAACCGTTCGGCGTTCTTGCCTTCAGGTACTCCGACAGATGCTACATGTCCTTCCCGGGTAAACAAGTCAACTTCCATTTGCCCATCGTTTTTCCTGATACCGAGAGTGTTGTAATAATCGCGGAGTGTCCAGGTCTCCCCAGCCGATCGCTCGACTCTGCGTTTCCGTTCTGCCACGAACTTGACAAGCTTCTTCGGAACACTCTCCGACTTGTCAAGCATATGTCCTCCCGAGATCGCTGCGAAGGCTGCTTCGACCAGAGGCTCGAGGTACTTTTGCTTGTGAGCCCAGAGGTACTCCTGCAAGTCAATAGCTCGTTGCATAACCCCCTTCGGAATGAAGCCATGGTCTTGTTGAGCAATGTTCCAGTGATACCAGAACTCTCTGTCGATCGCGCAGTCAAGCATCCACAGCACGTTGGCGAACCTCAGTGCCTGCTCAGCATGCCGCACAATGTCTGACCGAAACGGATGCTCGTCGTCTGGCCACTGAGCCTCCACCTGATCCGACCGCTTGAGAGCAGCATACTCTTCCCACAGGACCCTTGCCTCTTCATCGAGGGTGTTGATGAGTGGCTTCGTAACGACGTTTCGGCCTGCCAACATGTCCTCCATTGGCACCATGCCGAGATTGGCCTTGACCTCCTGCAAACGACCAAGCACTTCGTACCACAGTTCCATGAATGCGGCATGCTCGGCCAATGCCTCGGGCCTGGACTTCTTTGGTATTTTGCCTACAGGGTACACGATGATGCGTTGGCCGAGACCGTCGACAAGGTCGTTCTGAGGCAGCAGGTTCAGGTTGTTTCTCTGGATCGCTGCCGACACGACAAGGTGTGGTCTCTCGATCCAGCATGCCCCCTTCTGCCGTTGCACCCTCGTCCTGTCTCCCGACCAGGCTCGATGGTACAAGCTGTTGTCCGACTGTCCAGGCTGAGAGTTGTACCGGCCAAGCATCTTGGAGAAGTCTCTTCCCTCACTGAACTCCAACATGACTCCTCGAGGGATCCGGGCGAGGCTCGATGTGAGGGCCTCTGGAGTCGCGTCTGTCATCACATAGTCTGAGGATGCGAAGGGGGCGTTGACCGCCATGAGGGTCCTACTCTTACCTGACCCTGACCCACCAACTCCAAA